TGTGTACACCGTGATGCCGACCTGGAAGTTGTTGATGAACAGCGTCCAATTAACCAGGATGGAGTAGTAATTCCAATCCTCTGGATGGGCAACCTGACTTGCTCTAACCGTAATCAGCAAGGCGTCCTACAAGCCTAAAGGAGGTTATAATTATGGCATTTTTCATAACAGATACGATTGCGGGTACTCAGCAGATTGCTGATACTTCAACCACACAGAAACACCCTCTGGGTACGATTGTTCGTGCTAAAGACCCAACTTATGGCGAAGGTGAGTTCATCTACTTGTTAGGTGTTACCGGAACAACTGTTGGCGCTTTTGTGACTTACAATGTAGGAACTGGACATCAAACTGCCTTGTCAACAAGCGTAGTCGGTGTCTCTAACCCGATTGCAGTAGCAATGTCAGCAAATGTGGGATCAGCCTATGGCTGGTATCAGATTTCTGGTCTGGCTATTGGTAGTACCGCAGGAGCCGCTTCGTTTGCTGCTACAGCGGCATTTGCCGTTGCAGCGGGTGAAATGATTGTTGCCGCTACAACCAACCGTTTAGGCGGGGCTGTTGTTGCAGTAGCTAACCCATCAACCACAACGTTACTCACTGTAAACGTACTGCTTGACCGTCCACATACAGGCGGCGGAGAAGCATAATTGACTGGGGCGGGAAACCGCCCCTTTCATTAATTTACCCCGACCGGAAGGATTAGTGACAACACCTAAAAATGAAGTTGTACAAATCGAGTATCAGAACCCTGATGCTACAAACAAATTACTTCTACCGACATTAGTAATCTGTAACACGACAGATGAGATTGTTGAGCAGAACATAAGAGAAAATTCAGCAAAGCCGCTCAAATGGCTGAAGACTGAAAAAGAACACGAAGGTTCCGCTATTCTAGTGGGCGGCGGAGCTTCAATTGAAGACGAAATAGATACTATTCGCGCACTCATAGAAGACGGCGGAACGGTCTTCGCCATGAATGCAGCGAGTCAGTGGCTTCATAGTAATGATATTAAGGTGGATTACCAGTGTATTGCTGATGCTAAGGAAGAGACTTCCAAGTTAATCGACCACAGGGCCAAAAGGCATATTATTGCCTCACAATCACATCCAAAGACGATGGACTCTGTTATTGATCCGCTAGTGTGGCACCTTGGAATATATGATATTGAAAGCTTCTTCCCTGAAGAACGGGTTAAGAACGGTGGCTATGCCGTCTTAGGTGGTGGTGCTGCCGTTGGTAACTCTGCAACCTGCGTAGCCTATGCGCTGGGGTTTAGAGAGCTTCACATCTTTGGGTTTGACTCATGCCACAAAGAAGGCAGAGGTCATGCTTATACCCAGTTTATGAACGTTTTCATACCTACCATGACAACCCGCTGGGCTGGCAAGGAGTTTGAGTCCTCAGTGGCGATGAAAGCTCAGGCCGAGAAGTTCATGTTTACTTCAAATGAACTTAAAAAGTTAGATTGTACTTTCCATGTATATGGAGAGGGGCTTTTGCAGACAATGTATCATACAAGATATGACGATTTAACTGAGCAGGAAAAATATCAGTTAATGTGGAATATTGATGCTTACCGAGAAGTATCTCCCGGTGAGTACATTGCTGAAATGTATCTGAAGTTGTTTAAGCCAAAAGGCTTAATTATTGATTATGGCTGCGGTACTGGGAGAGCAGGGGTTAAGTTCTCGGAAGCCGGTCATGATGTTTTACTCATAGACTTTACAGATAATTGTAGAGATGACGAAGCCCACCAGTTAGCGTTTATGCAGTGGGACTTAACCAATGAAATGACCCAATCATCAGAGCATGGGTTTTGTACCGATGTAATGGAGCATATACCGACTAAAGACGTTAAAAAAGTCATAAACAACATTATGAACTCGTCTAAAAAGGTGTTCTTCCAAATCAGCACAGTTAATGACTCGATGGGTGTTGTTATTGACCAGCCCCTTCATCTAACAGTTAAACCCCATTCATGGTGGAAGAATTTATTTACCTCGAACGGATACGAGATAGAATGGGAACAAGAACAAGAAATAGCATCATTATTTTATATAACTAATCCAGACAGGAGAAAGCTATGAGTGTAGGTGAAATCCTAACAAAAGATGAACGACCCCCTTATCTTCGTTTTGAGAAAAAAGCGATAGAGAATAAGGTTGAATCCTTGAAACAGGGCCATTATGTCGCTAAAGACATTGATTATGTCTATGTCACCTTACCTGGCGGCCGTGATGTATTTGCCAGCGAAGTCGCTAAATGGCTTGAAAAGCAAGCGGTCTATGCACAGAACGGTCGCATCAACCCCCAGTGGCTTGAAATATACAAAGATGCCTATGCAAGATGGAGCAGAGGGGAAGAAATTCCAGTGAACGGAACTCCTATAAAAGGCTGGCAGGCATTATCACCCGCACAGACAGAAATAGTTCTTAGAGCAGGGGTCAGAACCGTTGAAGACCTCGCCGTTTGTAATGATGAAGCCCTAAGACGATTTGGTATGGGTGGTCGAGATTTAGTGAATAAGGCGAAGTCCTGGCTAAAGGGTGCAAACGATCATGGAAAGGTCGCCTTACAGAATGCAGCTCTTGAGAAAGAGAACGAGAGCCTAAAGATCACAGTCGAGTCCTTGGAAGAGAAAGTCTCTATCCTGATGCAGAAGGTTGATGCAATGGATACCTCGGTAGCCAAGCGTGAAACTCCTTCTGCTGTAGAACTTGTAGCGGAAATGCTACCAGAAGGTCAATATGGATTTGTTGCAGCTGAGGCGCTTCCAGCATTATACGAGAAAAAGTTTGGCAAAAAACCCCATTGGAAGATGAAAGACTCCACCATCCGAGCAAAAATAGAGGAATAAACCATGTCTTTACTCACAATAGCTCAACGGTTCGCTCAGGAAATAAACATAGATGAACCCTCGACTGTTATGGGTACGACTGACCCACAGATTAAGCAGATTAAAGCCCTCCTGCAGAAAGAAGGCAGTGACCTTGCAGGAAGGGGTGATTGGGAGGCTTTGGTAAACGAAGCCACTCACACTACAATAGCGGTAGAGGATCAAGGTGCTATCGCAGATATTGCATCGAACGGTTTCAGATATGTCAAAAACGACACTATTTGGGACAGGGATTTAATACTTCCGGTCTACGTCATAGATGCCTCTGACTGGCAGCAAGTCAAAGCAATTGCAGTAACCGGCCCTCGCTATCAGGCAAGGATCAGGGGCGGACGGTTACTCTCTAACCCAGTACCAGCAGCAAACCATACATGGGCTTTCGAGTACGTTACCTGGAACTGGATGACCGATTCTACAGGGGTAACTCAGAAGCAATACTTTACCGCTGATAGTGATTTACCCTTATTCCCCGACCTTCTTATGGAGGCCGGTCTTCAATGGCGTTGGAAGAAGCAGAAAGGACTTGAGTATGCAGAGGACTTTAGAACCTATGAAACACTGGTAGCTAACGAACTATCGAGAAATGGACTGAAACGACCTGTAAGGCTTGACCAGAGTGCTGCTACGCCGCATCCAAAGTTATTAGTTAATGATGGGAATTGGCCCCTATGAGGACAGCACTCAGAACCAAGGGATACCAGAGACAGGTAAGTATTTCTGACTCACTGCCTGCTCCTGTAGGTGGCTGGAATACCCGTGACTCTATCGCTGCAATGCCCCCAGAAGACGCTGTTAAGCTGGATAACTTCTTTCCAACCACTGTTGATGTAGAGATAAGAGGCGGACAAGCTGATTACGCGACGACAATCACTGGGACGGTAGAGACTCTAGCCACCTATACCGGATTAGATGGTGTAGAGCAGTTCTTCGCTGTTACCGATACCGATTGTTATGATATATCCGCCGCAGGTGTAGCTTCAGCCGAGACATGGACAGACCAGGATGACGGAAAGTACCAGTGGCTCAATATGGGTGATGGTACAAACGAATGGTTGTTAATGTTCAATGGTATTGATGCACCCAAGTATTATGATGGGTCTTCATGGGTTGAAGTCACCGGGGCAACCTCTCCAGCTCTAATCGGCCCGACAGTCAACAGTTTAATAACGGCCTGTACTTATCATGGGAGACTCTATCTTGTAGAAAAGAGCAATCTCTCATTCTGGTATCTCCCTGCTGGAGTTGTAGGCGGAACTGCGGTTGAGTTCGATTTATCTCCCTTTGCAAGTCTTGGTGGCTACATAGAATGGATGGCAACATGGACATTTGATGCCGGTGATGGTCTGGATGACATGATTGTGTTCATGACCTCTGAAGGTCAGGCAATTATCTATACTGGAACCGATCCCGCTTCATCCTCGTTATGGTCAAGGGTAGGAACTTACTTTCTTGGAAAACCACTGGGACGAAGGTCTTATGTTCAATATGGCGGTGATATTTTAGCTATTACTCAAGACGGTATATTCCCAATGTCTGAGGGTATCAGAAAAGCCACCATTAACGACAGGGTAGCGGTAAGCGACAAGATTCAACCAACCTTTACTAAACAAGCAAAGGCGTTTGGCGCTAACTTTGGATGGCAGGCCCAACCCTATCCATTGAAGAATGCAATGATATTCAACATTCCGCTCAATGTAACAACAGGTCAAGTCCAGTACGTGATGAACACTATTACTCAAGCATGGAGCCAGTTTAAATCATGGCCCGCACAGTGTTGGGGTATTTATAACGATGAGCTTTATTACGGGCTTTCAGGTGCAGTCCAAAAGGCATGGTCAGGTGCTAGTGACGATGGTTCCAACATCGTTGCAGAAGGACAGACAGCATGGAATAACTTCGGAGCATCTACCCAGTCAAAAGACATGAAGATGTTCAGGCCGATGATTCAGACTAATGGCACAGTATCTTACCTAACCGATATTGATGTGGATTTCAGAGACACACCCATATCTGGAGTGGCTACCTTCACCCCCGGAGTTGGTGGTGTTTGGGGTACAGGTTTATGGGGTACAGCAACGTGGACAGGTTCACTTGACACGATATTAAGATGGACATCGCCCGATGTATACACCGGGTATTACTTTTCAGGAAAGCTGAAAGTCGAAACAAAAACAACAGACGTACACTGGTTAGCAAATGATTATGTGTATGAAACAGGTGGAATAATATCATGAGGAATTACAATGGGATTACTTGATCCGTTACTTGGCTCACCAGATATGCCACCGCCTCCAGACTATACGGGGGCAGCAGAGGCAACGGCAGCAGGCAATCTTGAAGCATCAAGGGCTGCAGCAACAGCAAATAGATACGACCAATACACCCCATTGGGTGATCTTCAATGGACAAACCTTGGTTCTGAGCAGTTCGATCAAGAAGGCTACGATGCAGCACTAGCGGCGTATGAAAGCCAGTTAGGCTCATACGGCCAGCAAGACCCGAATACACCGACTTCTGTCTTTGATAAGAATTATGAAGATTATGGCTATACTGACCAGTCACCACAAGCAGGCGCGGCCCCGGTAGCTCCAGATAAAGCCGACTTCACCACAATGATTGACCAAGATAAGTGGCGCTCAGACGTTACCTTGTCTCCTGAAGTTCAGGGATTATTCGACAAAGGTCTAATGATGCAGGATATCTCTGCAGACATAGGTCTTACAGCCGGCGAGCAGATTAAGAGTACCTTTGCAGACCCATTTGAACTGGATGATTTCGAGGGTTATCGAGAAGATGTCTATGACGCTATGCTTGAGCGCCTTGAAACAGACATTAATCGAGATTGGGAATCACAGCAGGCGAAGTTATACGCTGGAGGAATAGGAAGGGGCACAGAAGCCTACGGATGGGAACAGATGATGCGTGATAGAAGTTTAAATGATGCCCGTCTGCAAGCCTATCAAAAGGCTACTGACCAAGCCTTGAGAGAGAGGGGGCAGACAGTAAAAGAAGCCCTCTTAGAGAGAAACCAACCCCTTAACGAATACAACGCGTGGCGTACAGGTGCGCAGGTCGACTTACCCTCCTTCCAACCAGGCGGTATGCAGCAGACCACCGCAGGGCCAGATTATATGAATGCCGCTCTGGAACAGGGACAATATGACCTCGCTGGCTATAACGCTGATGTCATGGGTCAGAACGCTCTTATGTCTGGATTGTTCTCGTTAGGTGCGGGTGGACTTATGGGAGGTTATTTCTAATGGCTGATATATCATTTACCAATCTGAGCAATCTCCCTCCAGAGATAGCGACTAACCTAGAAGCGATAAATAGAAAGAAGCGCATCCAAGATGCCTTGATGGCTCAAACCATGCAGCAGCCTAAAACACAGGTTGCTCGTAGTGGACGTTATTCTGTTGCTGTTCCTTACTCTCCATTAGAAGGTGCTACTAAGCTAATTCAGGCAGCCATGCTGAGTAAAGGAGCCGGAAGAACAGATCAGGCTTTGAACCAATTAGGCCAGAAGTACAGAACAGGCGGTCAGGAAGCTGTGGGTGACGTTATGAGCATGGCTAGAGGCAGACCTGCTACTGTGCCTCAATATGATGGTGTTGGGCCTAATGCGCCTGCTGTAGCCCCTGATGTGCCTGGCGCTATTACTATGGGTGCAGGTAGTGACTGGCCACAGGCTCAGAGGGTTTCTGGTGCTTTGCTGGATCAACAGACAGTTGGTCGTGGTCGGGGTGAATATGTGATAGATGGTGAATTATGGGACGCAGAATCAAAACAAATGGTTCCAGTTCTTTTTAACCGCAGAGTGCCACAGGGTCATCCATTGAGTGTTACCCATTTAGATGGATCACCAGTTCCAGCAAGAATGTTATCTCCAAAAGGGCCACAGGCTCAAGGAAGTATAGCTGGCGCGAAAACGACAGGTACAGGCATGGCTGAAAGGGGGCTGGATAAGCCAACAGAACAAGCTGGTGTTGAATCGCAGCAAAGAAAGCAGGTGTTTGTCTCTGATTTGATTAAAGAAGCAAAAGATGATGCGGGTTACTTTACATCCGGCTTTATTGGCAAAATTGGATCATTCATAGCTGGAACGCCGCAATATGACTTGTCTCAAAAACTCGCAACAATAAAGGCTAATCTTGGCTTTGATAAACTTCAGGAAATGCGTGATGCGTCGAAAACAGGTGGCGCACTGGGTCAAATATCAAATAGAGAAATTGATTTCTTACAGTCGGTATGGAGTTCAGTTGAGCAAGGTCAAAGCCCAGGCGAACTTAAGAAAAATCTTACCAGGGTGGATGCGGCTATGGATGCCGTGGTAAATGGTAAAGTTGATAAATTCAATCGTCTATATCCTTCATCGCCTTATCCAGGTGGCTCTAGTGGTAGTTCATTTGATGATGCAGACAAAGAAAGGCGTTATCAAGAATGGAAGTCAAGACAGTGACAGAAGAAGAGGAATTTGAATTCAGGTTAAGGTTGGAGCGGGAAACAGCTCAAGCAAAACCTGAAGAGGCTCCTATTGATCCGAGAGAGCTAAATCCATTAAGCCTAAAGAATCTTGTCGGTGCTGCTATAGAACCGGGTCTGGCAATGGGTACATCTGGCCTTGCTGCAGCAAAAGGCGGATGGGATGCAATTGACGCATACGGGAGAAATGAGCTTATTGGAAGAGGGGTAATGGAGGGAGAGATTAC